ATACAGTCTCTATACCGTCTGCTAGCTCAGTGTGTATGACTGTTAAATGCTAGACTTTCAATATGGCATAAAAAAAGGGCGCAGTCAAAGACATACGCCCTTTAAAATATTAATTAATTATTATGCGCCTGAAGTTCCGAAAATACCTCTAGGATCTGAGAAACCAAATGAGTATCTCTCTCTAGCTTTGTATCTTACGTTACCTGTGTCGAAATCACCTTCCATATTTGTGGAAAGTGGAGTTCTCACGAAATGCTTTAATCCATTAGGTGCATCAGTTTTAATGTAGAATGCGTTAGTGTCAGTTAAGAAGTGATTTACTACATAACCTTCAGGTATCATTCCCATGTTTCTGATAGCATTAATGTCATTGTCAGCAGTTCCAGTTCTAAGGGCAGAAGCCATTAGTCTGTCAGCAGTAAACTGTAATTCTTTTGGAATAATTAGTTTTCTACCTTGTGTTGCGATTTTAAGACCACGCTCATCGACAAATGCAGCAATGTCAATTAATGACTGCTCAAGAGATGTTTCGTTTAAATCAGCATCAGTTGCTAATCTGTTTGATAAAACACCACCTTGTGCTAATGGGTGCTCAGTGTTGATAAGTGAAACACCATCACCACCCGGATTTGTACCCGCGGCACCAGCAGCAGCGAACGCATTGTTTAATACATCAGCGCCTTTGACTTGCTTTGTGTTTGCCATTGATCTTGCAAGAGCTTTTGTATAACGAGAAGAAAGCTGATCATAAAGATTATCTTCGATTGCCTCTTCTGTTATTGCAAAACCTAATGCAATTGTGTCGTGTGTGTAACGTGAAGTGTAAGCTTCAACCGCTGTGTCAAAAGATATGCCAGCACCTTCTGCTTTTGTTGGTGCAGAACCGAAACCTGATAACATTACCTCTTCTTCGAATGCTCTGTCAGAAGATTCTTGATCAAAGATTTCTGCGTGTTCATTTTCATATCTTTCATACTCCAAGCCGAACAGAGCGTTCAAACCTGGCTCTAACTCTTTAACGAGTTGACTTCTAGAAATAGCCATAGTTTAACCTCCTATATGCCTGTAGTATCTCTATACTGATGTTTG